AGTCCTCGTAAGGATCAACAACTTCTTGTCTATTTTTTTCTAAGTTATTAAGCTTGTTTTGTAAACGCGCTTTTTCTCTAGCCGCTGCTTGAGCTGCTTTTTTAGCAGATGAAGCTCCAAAAACACCACCTAGTATAGATGCTCCTAGCCCTATAACTGCTCCTGCTCCTATTGGCATATCTTTATATTTTTATTATTAATATCCATTGTTTATTGTAAAATTACTTTCAACAGAAAACAATTGCTTTTCACCGCCTGGGTCAGTTGTTGAATCTGTTGAAAAAGTTGCTAAGGTATAAAAACCTTTTATACCACTCACTGAAGATCCCCAAAGAACCTCGCTGTCGCTGGCTGTTGTATTATTTATTAAGTTAGCTACATATTTATTTTCTTTTCTTTCAAACCCAGCGTGGTGAACTGGGAAAGTAGGATTACCTGTTCCAAAAACATTTACGTAATCAGCTCTATTAGTTATGCTAGTAAAATCTAATACAGTATTTTCAGTAAAACTACTCGAAGAGTCGACAACTATAACAACTGTACCTCCAAAAAATATTGATTCTCCAGCAGCTACTGTCGCCGGGTTGTTTAACACTAACGTATTTGTTAAGTTGTCAAAAGATATAACCAATGTCCCAGAGACTATCCCATTACCAGACACCGAAGATCCTGGAGCTATATAAGCGTGAGTTGAAATAGCTGATAAAGTCGTACCTGTAGACGGTGCTAAAACACCACCACTTATTGAATTTACAGCTACAATTTTAGTTCCAAGCGGTACTCCTGTTCCAGAGACACTAGAGCCTAATACTGGATCTACATTTGTTTTTATAGCGACTGCTAGACCAACTATAGATTCACCAACCACAGCTGAAGATTCAGCCGTAACATATTCGCCTTCGTAGTAACTATAAACACCTGTTGTTTTATCAAAATTAGAAATCCAATTTATAGCGGGCTGTGTGTCAGCGCCTGTTGAATCTGATATCATTGACTCCAGCATCCAACCATTCGCTCCTTCGTAAGCAATTGTATTGAAAGACTTAGAATTTGAAGGATTAGGATTAAAAGAAACTGTAACTTTACTTTTGTTATCTAAACTATAAAAATTACCTCTATTGGTGTTTGAATAATGTTTCCATACACCTTTACCTTTAGCTGTATAAAAATTATTTACTACACTAAAAGATTGATCTGGATCATAGCTGAAAAAGCTAACCCAACCTGCATTTGTTTCATCAAAAGATAATGTGTTATATACATTAGAGCCTTTTATAACTTGCGTAGACACTACATATTGATTGTTATGAATATCATATCCACCAATTATTCTACCGTTACTTGAGTTTGTATATACCCTGTTAACTTCGTCTCTAAAGTAATCTTTCATACCATTAGAAGATATCTCAGTTATTCCATTATTACTTAATCTCAATATACAATTATTGTTTCTGTCAGAGAAATACTTTTGATAACCATAAACTGCAAAGCTTTCTGGGTTTTTACTTATACCATATTCACCAGAGTAAGGTTGTATAGTTCCAATAACTAAGTTAGAGGAAGTTACAGCGCCACCGCCTTCAGCATTGTATATTGCGTCTTTATCTATTAAAGCTCTAGATACTTTGTGTTCTTGAAATATAACTAAATTTGTATCTTCAGCATATAACCTCTGTATAGAGGCATTAGCTGGATCAGCTGTTTTAGTTATATCCTCACCTACAGAAAACACGTTAGTTTGATTTATACCTGTTCTTGAATTAAAAACACCTGAGTATATTAAAGAGCTAGATCTAAAATCTGCTTTGTTTTCGTCTTCTACTATGTAAGCTTTTACACCGAAATCTACCGTTGTGTTATTGTAACCGCCTCTAATTCTAGACTCTTCTATAGCCCAGTTAGCTGGACTAGTTGACGAAACTACTGGATAACCACCTACGTCCTCCGGTATACCAAAAGACCCGTTCCACACGGGTTCTTCTGCTAAGTTTGTCTTTTTAAGAATAAAAGTGTTAAAGTATTTTACCTCTACTACTGCTGATGCCATATGTTAATTATCACTTATTTTAATTTTAAATTACAGTTAGTTAAGCTATAGTAAATAAATAATTACTACGTGCTGGAACTAAAGGCGTGCTTGACCCATCACCAGCTGTTAATGTCCAAACTGGTCCTGGGTTGTCATAAACTAAACAGCCGCCCGTAATTTCTTCGTTACTATCAATTAAGTTTTTAAGACTGTCTAAACTAAAAGACCTAGCCGTCCAACCAGATGTAGCAAAGTTCGCCGTACCCGTTCCTCCGCTAGGACTTATTGTTAAATTACTACTACCATTGCTAGATATTAGATTGTTCCAACTAGGAAAGTCACCAGTAAAATCGTTCGTGTTGGATCCACTCAGGTAAGCATACCATCCATTAAAGTTATCTCCACCTATTAATCCTCCATTTGGATCGCATACTCGAACAAATATAAATTTACCTTCGTAAGGTGTTCCATTTGATTGATTGCTCGAGCATGATGTTGAATAAAAACCATTAACAGTCCACTCTTGAACTTCGCATATAACTATACCAGTGTTAACAGTGACTTGACATGCTCTTGTATCACCAGGATCAGAGACCTCAAAATCTATTGTGTACACGTCATTTGGCATACTAGTATTTTGATAACCAGTGTTAACCAAGTCGATTTTAGCTGCGGTTCCAAAAAGCGCCACGCCAGGGTTTTCTAAAGCAAAGTAACCTGGGCTAACAACTTCTTCGCCTGGTGTTCCAACGCCTCTTCTTTCTTGCGTTATATTAAATGTTAAGTCTTTTGTTTTAGGACCAAAAAGCGGTAATGTATCGTCAGCTCTCCATTCTTTTCCATTAACAGCTTTAAGCTCACCTATGTATCGCACGTTAGTTCCACCTGGATAGAACGGTGGAAGAGGACAGTCGTCCCATAATTCTGAAGTGTCACTAGCTGTTATAGATTGACCTTCGATAACGTCAACAGATGCACTTACTTCTAAATTGCCAGGTGTTCTATAGGCTATTTTAGTACCTGAAGGATTAAATGCAGGAATTGTTACTTCTTTGCTTACAGTTACAGTTGTTTGCCCAGCCACAGGTGTGTCTACTTGTATGTTAGTTACATACGTTCCATCCGGAACATTACCAATGTAGCTAGGGCTTAAGTACAATATGTCATCTAAATTACCAAACATAACGTATGTTATATAGGTAAAGCTATCTACTACACTATCTTTTATACCCCACGGTGTACCTGGATCACCTACTGGAGAATAACTAACAACTGTGGTTCCAGCTGGAAAACCAGCACTAGTAACGTCTAACCCAGTTGGTACAGACTCTGGTCCTGTATATACCTTTATATCTGTAACACCTGTTTGAGGTTTTAAAGCTTTAAAAGTATAAGTGTTTGCGTTAATTGTTGGAATGTGCGGTGAAACATTACCTAAACTTAAACTTCTAGTAATTGGTCCGGTTGGTAGTCCGTTTACTTCAGCCGAAAAAGTTAATGTAAAGTTTCTAGCTCCTTCGTCTAAACCGTAATATATTGTAGAAAAACCAGCACCTACTTTTAAATTATATTCAAAACTACCAGCGGCTGTTTCTTCAAGATAAAAAGCTGGGTTTAAATCTCCATTAACCGTTTGAACGTTTAAACCATTATCATCGATTGCAGAGTCTAAAGATAAAGGAGTATTTATGTCGTTTGAAGATATTGTAGCTCCAAAATTGTCAACTAAATATATAGGTGCATTTAAAACGTTTTCTCCAGTTCTTAAAGATTCTAAAAAAGTATTATCATTCCAGTTACTTATATCACCTCCTGTACCAGTAGGGTTTTCGTTGGTTATGATATCGTTTAAATCTTTGATTCTACCAGTAGTCGATGTCTCCCAAAATATATCTAACAAACTACTAACAGGCTCTGTTTCGTAGACTGCTAAAAATTGTATACCCGGAGATTCTGAGCTGTAGACATTTATTTCATCTCCTAGAGTTACAGAAACTGGTGTAGAAACCTGAAGCGTTGATGGTTCAGTGAAACTAACTAAATCGCCACCGTCTAAAGCGACTATGTTATTAACTACAACCGTTAAAGGATCAACACCTGGGGTTCCATCTACAGTTATACTTAACACTATAGTTCCTTCTGGCACTCCAGTTTGAACGTCCATTATATCACCTACAACTATTGGGCCTGTTCCGCTTAAAGCTACAAAGTCTATGCTAGTGCCAGTAAACCCTGAGGCATCAACCTCCCAGTTTTGACCACTTGCATTCCCTTGCTGAAAGCCACTTCCAAAAACAACTAGGTCTGTGGGGAAACCAGCTCCAACAACTCTATCACCAACCTCTATATCTGCTGCGGTGCCAGAAATACTACTTAATCTAAGAGTATCTGAAGTTTCAGTAACAGATATAGTTGCGCTTACCGCGTTAAAGTTAACGTTAGCTATTTGCCCTATTTTATTAGCTGTATTTATTCTAGCTATATATGGGTTTGATTCTAAAGAATAAAATTGTGGAAACAAGTTTGGGTTTGGAGGATCTTGTGGATTAAAATCAAAAAGATCAGCAACGGTAGATACTGTAGAAGCAGTGTCAAATGTTCTTCCTGGATAGTATTGTAAATTACTAAGACCCATATTTGTACCAGCCTCTGTCACTTCTGTACTAGAGTTTTCAACTCTACCATATAACTTTACAGAGCTTCTAAATTGATCCTGAACTGGTCCAACTTCTGATAAATCTCTAGGTACTTTATTTATATTGTCACTTATAAGAACCGTATGTGATGTTTTACCCAACTCTAAAGTTGTGTCTTCTGGGTAAGAAGCCATTATACCTGGTAGATATACGTTGTAATACTCTTGTTCAGTCTGCTTGACTACGATTTTAAACGTATACCAACCTAGTGGATTATAATCATCGGAAGTTGGATCACCATTATATACACCTGGAATTCCCATAGCTCTATCTAAGCTAGTACCTATAGTTTCGTTAAACGAAACTTTTAATGAATTACCACGCCACTCATCAGGGTCTATGTTTTCAGTATTATAAGGTGAGTAAACAGTAGAACCTATAAACTTATTACCATTTATAGTTTTTAACTCTTTATTGTTAGAAAGTATAACACCTGACTGTCTTCCAAATCTATCTGAAAGAACAACACCTACTTGATAGTTTCTATTTGTTTTTAAACTATGGTTCGGGTACTCTATTATGCTAGTTGTTTCTTGTATATCTGAACCTGGGTTTAAATATAATGCAACTGGTCCGGCTGGAAGTGTTACCTCATTATTTAGAGATATAACAGCTTCTGTTTTAGAGCTTAATGTAAAAGTAAAAAGATCATTAATACTAAAAGAAATAAGTTGACTAACAGTTAAAGAAGCTTCAGACTGAGTTTGTGACTGTATAGAAACAACCGTAACACCAGCTGGAATACCACTACCAGAAACGGTAGCTCCAACAGGTATAAATCCATTCATGTTATTTAACAGCATAGTAGGTGTGCCACCGGATGAAAACGTAGAATTACCAGAAACAGAAACTCCTTCACCATTATTATTGGTAGAAGAAACTACAGTTCCATCAGGTATAATAACCCCTGGATTTGTTGATGTTATAACTCTTCCAGCGTATAATTCACCTGAGAAGTCCACGTCTATAGGCGCGCCTGGCGGTATTAAACCACCGCCACCAGTGTAATCTAGTGTTGATTCATTTTTATTAAATAACGACTTTTCTGTGATACCAACATTGTAATTTAAGCTATCAGGAGCCGTGTGTTTGTTTTGAAAATTACCATATATGACTCTATTTCCAGATACTTCTTGAGCAAAAGATCTTACCGGTATCTTATCATAAACTCTTATCAGGTCTTTTTCTGGAAGAGTCTTAAATGGTTTTTTAGCTTGGTAATCGTAAGTATAATATTCCGGCTCACCAACAGTTAAGACAGTATCTTCGGTTAATGTTTGAGCAGAGCTTAACTCTATAATCCCAGAAGTGCTTGGGTTTTGATTAGGATCGTCAGGCGTGTAAGAAACAACAGTTACAGCTGTAGATATTCCAGAACCAGTAACTAAGTCTCCAGCGTTTATTCCACCTCTTATGTTGTCTACGTTTACAGTTGTAAATGGAGTTAAATTATCAGCCGATACCTCACAAATAGCTGCTGAACTAAAAACTTTAGATATATCTATAGTATCTATAACTTTTACAGGTATACCATCTGATTCTTTATATAGTAAATCTATAGATTTTATCTTTAAAGAACTTTCTAATTCGTAATTGTTAAATGGTAGCGGTGTTCTAAGCTTTATATTATCAACTTTGTTTTCAACAAAAGAAACTGTGGTACTTCTAAAAGCAGCGTCTTGGTCATTTATGTCTTGTATGTTATCAGCTTCAGGTTTTTTTACATACATAAAATAACCATCTTGCTTAGGGATAAATGCGGCTTGAGTAAATGTAGAAAACAAAGAATACTCATCGTCGTCAAACTTAAATCTATATCCAAATCTAACAAACTTATCTTCTAAATACGTTGGATCACCAGCATAATCTTTGTCATAGTAAGGATTAGCATTTAAAACTATATCTTGAGTTGTAGGGTCTAAATCAGGTAGTGTTCCACCTGTTACTGTTATCTCCCAAACAGGCGGAGTTACCGCATCGTTGTAAAAAAAAGTATCTACAGTTACTCCAGTGACCGTGATTATTTCTGGAGGGTTTGATTGAGTTGTATATGAAACAGTGGCGCCAGTCGCGCCATAAGCACCGCCAGCTTCAATTATATCTCCTTTAAAAGTTGATAAATTAACCTGTGAATCTCCAGCTGTAACCGAGTCTTGAATCACCCCCTGTCCTCCATTAGGCATGTAGAAACTAGAAACATCTTTCATAGTGGTTTCATAATCACCAGGTGATAACACGCTTTCAGCATACATTTCTATTGGTGCATAAGGATTGTATTTAGCTACAGATATTTGATCTTCTGTCGTGTAATAACTTGGGTTTAAAACTTCAGAAGGATTAGCTAGGTCTAGATTTATTTTTCTAGGTTGATTTCTGTTATCAGTCCAAAAAAGCAAATTCTCTAAAACGTTTACACCGTATATAGGGTTATGGCTAGAAAAATTTAAAAAAGCTCCTTCAACCAAAGTGGTTAACGAATTAGACTTAGAGTCGAAGCGTATTATGTAGTTCTTTGCGTTTGGTGAGTAATTATTAACACTTAAACTTCCGCTAGTGTAAAATAAATAAGCAACACCATTTGAATCATCTACAACTTGACCTATGCAATACAACGTTCCAGCATAACCTGTATGAGTTCCAACGTTTGCAACCTCAGTGTTACCTAACACGTTTTCTAAAGAACCAACTTGATCTCCTTCAGACTTATTGACTTGCACGTTTACAGCGTTTCTATATTCTCCACTTGGTATTATACGGGCGTCCAAGTCTTTATTCATCTTGGACCTTAAAAAAGTATTCTTTGCTTTAGCCATTAAATTTTAGTGTTTTATCCATTTAGATTTACCTCTCATAACTTGAGTAATCTCTTCAGTCTTGATGTTAGATAATCTTATTTTTGCATTTCTTAATTTAGCAGACCTTTCTCTTTTTAGTCTTTGAACTACATACTCAGGTTGGTTAGCGCGTGTAGATATCACAGCGTGTAATATATGCGCGTATAAAGCCTCTTCTGCTAGTTTAGGTATTCTAGTATCTGTATCATATGCTAAGCCATCAGAGATGTACTCTAGCACGATTAGACGATTAACTAAATGACTAGAAAAAGACATTTTGCCTTCTCGTTCGTTTAGATTAAAATAACCGTTCATATTAGCGTACTGAGGATCTACACCGTATAGTTGGCCAAAGTTTTGGTAATTAATCCACTCACCGTTTTGATTCCAATTTAAAGAGAAATCACTTATACCTGATAAATCACTGTTTAATGAGTTACCTCTATTATTACTGTGCCATCTTTCTTGGGTTATCGATGTACCTTCTATATCTGATCCAAAGTTATCTTGAGTGGGAATTCCTTTAGAGTCTTGAATTTGAGTGTAGTAAGGACTTGTGGTTAAGTTGTTCGTAGGATAAATAGGATGTAAAACACCCAGTTGATCTACCCAAGAGCATTTAACATAGTTCACGTAATCTTGCGGTAGAGCTAGTGTCAAGCTTACTGGGATAGTTAGTTCAGCTGATTTAATACTCTTCAATGTATCATAACTAAACTCTTGTAAACCTCTTTTAGCAAAGAAAAGTATATCTGATTTCTTAGCTGTTTGTATTAGCTTGCCATCACCTACATAGCCAACCATAAAGTTATCTATAGCGTCATTCAAAGTTATATATGCGTAGCTACCATAATTGTCTTCAACCACTTGTCCATACGCTTTTTCTGAATCTGTAGCACCGTACTTACCACCATCTAACATTTTCAACTGTACAACTATATATAAACCAACTGCTGGTTCAGAACCTGCTTCAAAAGTTATAGCGTTATTAACTACTGTAAAAGTTGTTACATACTCTGAATAAGAACCTGGTAACCCAGAGGTGCTAGTGTACAACTTAAAGTTGTTTAAAGCGTAATTTATATTGTTAGGATCGAAACTACCTAAAACTAAATCTGTGTCAAAAGTGGTTTCAAAAGCTAACTTAACTCCGTCACCTCTAAAGCCTTGAGCGCCTTGGTAGTATTGTTGATTTGTTTCAGTTATTAAACTCATTTATTATGATTTTTCGTTTATTTCAACTTTTTGAGCTTCTTGCTCTGCAGCTTGAATTATTGTAGGATCTTTTATTATTATGCCACAATATTTTAATATGTTGATTATTATGTTGTTTTTTTCAGAAACATCTAACTCAAAGTTGACAGTAGAAGAACCTGAAGTCCCTGAAGGGCTAAACAAGTATTGACCCAATGGACCAATTGTAAAACCCCAACTTGGAGCCGAAGGCTTAAATAAAGAATTTATAGTCGTAGCACTTGGCTTAGGGTTTATTTTTAAAAGTAGTTGATTTGTTGTTTTTGGAAATATAGGCGTAACTGTAGTTGTGGTTAAGCAAAGCGGGTGCTTATTAGTTGGCGCAGTTAGTTTTGATCTTATTATTTTAGAATAATCTTTTTTACTACTTAACTGTGCTATTGAAGATACAGTAGGGTTTACATCGCTATAACTTGTAGATATTTCACCTATTTTATAAAGCTCTCCAGCTCCAGAATAAACCCAACCATCATTAGGTGTATCGTAAGTAAATGTAGTTTCTTTTTCAAAAGGATATAACTTGTAAGATATATCTTTAAACATATCAAAAAACTCAGTATCGTTTTGAGCATTTGTTTGGTTTTTTCTATTCTGCTGATTTCCATCTGGAAAGTAAGACTGAAATATTTCGTCTTGAACTTGCTCTGCAATACTATTAAACTCAGCAGGTGTTATGTAACCTCTCTGCTCTTTGTTTATTATATACAAGACTGTTTGATATACCGTGTTTACACTTACCGCCATTTTTTATTTTTTATTATAATATATTGGAGACCACTTGCGCAGTCTCCGTTATATTAGTATTACTTGTTTTTATAGTTTTTTATCTATAGACTTATAGATTTCTACACCTTCGTCGGTTTTTAAGAAAGCCGCAAAAGCTGAAAAAGGGTTTTCATCAAATGGTACGTTCATTAATTTTCTACCGTTTGATCCCCATGTAAATGTTCTTTGATCTCCTGATAAATTTATAATACCAGCTTCAGATGCTCTAATAGCAAAGTTACGTAGCATAACATTTTCATCATTCGCAAGATTTATAAATGCTGCTGGGTTATTTCTAGCAAACAATAACAAGTCTCTTTTTAATTCCTTAGAACTCATAGTTGTTACTTTTGACCCTAGCTCTACTCTTAATATAGCCTCTGCCTGATCTATGTCCATTGTTTTAGCAGCGGACATTGCGTCAAATTCTAGGTTTAAATAATCAAGTTCATCTACAGCTTTTTTAACTGAATCAAACTCACTATATTTGACATTTATGTATGGATGGTAAAGAGACAATAATTTTTGTAAATTTTGTTTTTCTTTTGGTACTGTTAAAGTCCCGTTTTTAAACACGATGTGGCCTAGTGTAACTTGGCCTTTTTGGTTTTCAACAAATGGAGAGTTTTGATTGGTAGCATATCTAAGTTCTTTTTGAGTGCCATCATTTTTATCAAACCAAATCAATGGATATCTAGAACTGTGTCTAGAAGGTATAGTGTGTGTTAACGGAGTGTGTGAACCTTTTAAAAAGTAAGTTCTGTCTTTAATCTCCCATTCTGGTTTTTTAGGTTTTTTTGGTTCAACCACTTTGGGTTGTTTATTGAAATTTTCAATTTCCTGAGTTGCAACCTCAATTGTTTCTGCTGTAGCTTTTTTAGCCATAATATAATAAAATTAAATAGTTTAAAATTGTGACAATAGCCATAGTATATAAATAGTAAGGGGCTAATGTCATATAGTAGTAATAATTACCCCCGTCAGTTCAACGAGGGTAAGAATTACATTTGTTTAGTTTAACTATGCAGCGTTAAATAACACGAAGTTATTAGCAGCTTGCACACATAAACATCTTTCAGTTAAGAAATGTACTTGCATTGCATCTAATGAAGAAGTATAAGCTCCACCTGCAGAACCAGTAATCCAAGACTTTAATCGACGATCATCAGCTTGTGAAGCTCTGTATCGTACGTGTAAGAATGGTCGACGGATGTTAGTTCCTAAGATCTGATCGTAAACTGTAGAGGTTCCAGCTGGCACTAATATACCATCAATGCTAGCAACCGCAACACCACCACGAGTAGAAGCGTCGTTTAAGTATTTCCAATCAGTCTTGTAGAAATCGTAAGATCCTCTACGGAACCCGCTAAATCCTAAGTTCAAAGCCATTTCTTCTGAATTTTCAAATAAACCAAAAGCAGTTCCACCGCCATTAGGTCCGTTTGAAATACCAGCTAGCATATCATCAAAATCTAAAGAAGTAGCTCTATTTAAGAAAAGCATATTCTCTTCAATTGCTCCTTGAGTATCTAAGTTTTTAAGAATTTCATCAAAAGCAGCTAAACGAGTTATATCAGTTTCACCACCAGCGCTATATCCAGTAACAACGTTACCACGATCTTTCACAGCTGCGAATAAACCTTCAGTACCTTTATATCCAGCAGTAGCAAGTGTTCCACCAGCTTTTGCTAGCTCACCTTCAACTACAGACATTTCTAAGTAATCCTCAAAACGTAAACGAGTTTCAGATTCAGCTTTTAAATACCATAAGTACCCAGATGTTCCATCTTCAGTTGCAACTTCAACCCATCCAATTTGAGCCATATCAGATCCATTGACCTCATATTTAGACTTAATAATTATTGGAGAATTGCTAAATTGCGTAAAAGATGGTTCAACAGAGATTAAGCTGTCATCAGTTGTTCCTTTCTTGAATTCAGAACCATATACAAAGATTTTTAGAGTTGTTGAGCTTGATAAATTAACTTCACCAGCACCACCACCTGCTAAATCATTTTGAGTATAAGGAGTTACTTGTAAAACACCAGCTGCTAAAGCAGATCCTGGAGTAGCGCCAGAGGCATCTACAAAACATTTTAATTCAACACCAGTCGCTGGGTCAGCTACTACAATTGTTTGTCCTGGAGACACAACGTTTTGAACGAAAGCAGATCCAGTGCCACCAACAGTAATAGTAAGCTCTGTTCCAGCTACGTTAGAAGCTACGCCATCATATGCGATGTGTAATCTATTTTGTTCTGACCATACAACTTGATCAGAAGTCATTGGCATTTCAGCTCCTACCATACGTAAGAATCCAGATAACGTACGGTTTCCGTAACGCTCTACTTCTTGTTCGTAGATTTCAGGTAGATACTGTTGTGCGAAATCATTTCCTGATCCGTCTGTAAAGTTTAAATAATTTGATTCAAGCGTCTGTTGTTTTTGAGACGGCTTGATTGATCCTAAAAAAGGATCTGGGCTATAAGCTATTGCCATAGTTTTTTAGTTTTTTTAGTTAAATTTTTTTGTTTTTATTCTTAATCTTGAGGAGTCTTGACCACTTATTGCTTTAACCTTAAATCCATTAACAAACACATCACCTTGTTGAGACCTAGCTTTGGTATCACTTAAGTTTTTTGATTTGTTTATAACATCTTTAACGGCATCAGCTTTTCCTTGCTCATAAAAATGAGAAGCAATCTTATCCACGTTGTCAGCAGCGTACATAGCTTTATGATAACCTTTCGTGTCACTAACATTACCATCTGAGTCTAGGAACTTCCCGACAAGGTTATTAATGTTTGATTGGTTTTCTGCAACTTTATCACGGTTCTGAATATTGTACTTATAATTCTTATCACCGACTTTGATATCGAAACCTTCGAAATTATCGTTGAAAAGTTGTTTAGTACTTTCCTGGAACTGCTCATGTTGTTGCTTAGCTGCTTCTTGCTGCTTATTGTAGCGGTTAAAAAAGTCTGTAGCTTTCTGAGTATCAGGGTTTACGTTTGATCTCAACTTGATTTCATCGTAATACTTAACCTTTGTTTCCTCTAAAAAACCTTTAGCTTTTGCAACCTCTTCCTTGAACGCAAGTTTCTTTTTGCGTATATCTATATCCTCGTCTAGTTCTTCATCGTAAGAAAAGTCTTCTAATAGAAGCTCAACATCTGACTCGTCTAAATAAGGTTTATTTTTTTTATAATACTCTTTTAATAATGTCGTTTCATTAATGCTAGAGTAATCAGCATTAAGTCTAGTGTAATCTTCAATTGTTCCGCCGGTGTCTTCCATGAAGCTAACGAGTTTTTCAATGTTTTCAGGTAATTGCTTACCTAGCACTTTCTCATCTCTTAAAGCTTCTTTAACCTCAGCTTCTACTTTAGCTACTTCAACTTCCTTGATTGGTGTAAACTCTTTAACATCTTCGACGGGCTCTTGTACTTGTTCTCCCACCTTAATGCTATATCCGGATGGTTCTTCCACAAGAACTTCCTTTGTTTCTCCGATTTGAATGGCATCTTCTACTTTTGTTTCTTCCTTAGGTATTACCACTTTGGTAATTTCCTCTTCAACCTTTTTCACTGGTTCTTTTAATTCAACTTTAGTGATTTCATTTTTTTTACCTAAGTTTTTAGCTTTTGGTTTTGACTTTATTTTAAAGTCACCTTCTTGTTTTACTTCTGACATAATATAATATAATTAAATAGTTGTTACTTTCTACATGAAAGCTTGCATACCCATATCGGGTTCGTTTTCAAAGTCTTTAGGTAAGCTATCGTTTTGACGCTGGCTTATCATTTCACTTTGTTGTGTAGCTTCCATTTTGCTACGTTTATCTTTTCTATCTTCTATAGATGCTTCTTTTTGCTGCATTGCCTGAACTTCGATTTGCTTAAGTTGCATGTCATATTCAAACTTTTGCTGCATTTTAATTTTCTCTAAATCAGCTGCTATTTGCATTTTATTTATTTCCATCTGAGATCTAGCTTGTTCGTACTGAACTTTAGACCCTGATATAGCTTCTTGCTTTTGAACTTCAGCCATAGCTGTTTTTTCTGCAGTCTCTGCTTGAGCAGCAGCTTGAGCTTGTATATTGGCTTGTTGGTTAGCTTGATCTTGAATGGCTTTTTGCTTACGTTTTACCTTAAGCATTTGATTAGCTAGTTTAAGATTTTTAATTTGTCTTAAATCAATAGCGTCCTCTAAGTCAATACCTCCTTGGCCTAATGCAACCTGTATATTTTCTTCTAACTTAGCTTGCTCTTCGTCATCTGGTTCTAATTCTAAAAATACACCAAAATCATATAAGTTTAAATCAACAACCTGCTGAAGCGTTTCAACGTTATAAGTTGATATAGAGTTTTTAAGTGATTCAGCTGTTAATGGAAAATATAAAGCATCCGCTATTTTAAGAGATACGTTCTCTGCTAGCTTTAACGTAAGATATAAACTAGCTTGCTTGATATGTCTAGTTGCTACATTAGACGCATTAGCTGCCATCTTTTGAAGACCTACTAATGAGTTCTTATCTTGCGTGCTTCCATCTCTGGCTTCATTCAACCCGGTCACATCGCGTATCATTTGTAAATAATATTGATACGTTTGTATAAGTGCCTGTATTTTACCAAGTCCGCTAGAGCTGTTAAGTTCTTGAATAGGCACTTTACCTGGATTCATGTCGCCGTCTTGCGTCATTGATCTACCCACGATAGAACCGGTTTGGAAATACATATTTAATGCTTCCGCAGGATTATAATTAGTTCCATTACCAAGATCAACCTCAGCTAGTCCGTCCATGTCTAAGTAAACACCGTCTGGTACCATCCTAGACATTACCTGTTGCAGTTTAAGATGCGTTAGCTGAATCATATCTGCAAATCCAATACATTTACTTACAACAGACTCTATGCGTCCCTTGTACATTCTAGGAGCACATATTGTGTAATTCATTTCAACCTTAGTTGTGTCTGCCATCGGTCTAGACATGTTCTCTGCTAAGCCCCAATCTAATATAGTATTAGTTCCTAAAACTTTAGCTCCAGTGTATAAAACCTCTATCGACCTAGATACTCTTTCAAAGTTATCATTTTCAGGCGGATCAAACGTATCTGGTTTTTCCAAAGCTTTTAATAATCCTGAATCTGTTTGCTTTATTTTAAAAACTTGATTGTGGTAAGTCTTATATTCAAAGTACATAACCTGTACAGTGTTTTCGTCGTAATTACCCCAACCAGTTATATACTGCCTGTTTCCAGGTGTTTTTTGTATTCTTTCTAATTCCTCTTGTGATATACCAGGAAACTCTTTTTTAAGCTCTGGTATTGTTATAGACTTTACTTCGCCTACGTAGTATATATCTTCGAAGTTTGGATCTTCTGTATATGAGTAAACCATATAAGCTGGATCGACGTAATCAATCTTAATACCTTCAGCTGTGTTAAAATTAGTTTTACCAGCTGCAATACCGATTGTTGTAAGATCCATGTTTAATCTACGTCTTACAAGATCGTATTTATTTTGAGCAAACACAGTTGATATAGCTTCTTCTTCTGCTATTTCAATTGACTGCTTGTAGCTAAGTTGCATATGCAATTCTAGCTCTTCTTTAGATTCTGGAACCGTAACTCCACTTGGTGATTGATGTAAGTCAATACCTAGCGTTTGCTTTAGGTTGTCTAAGTATTCTTTAGCAACCATATCTTCTTGAAGCTTGCTAGCATATTCAGTTCTTCTTTTAACTGAGCTAGGATCTTGAGAGTAAGCTTTAATATCATAAGACTTTTGTGATATACCATTTACTACGATGTCTACAAACTTAGATAAAATAGGTACTGGTTTCCAGTCTAAATTAAGATAAGACAAATCACCATTAATTGACAACTCATCTTTATATTTTTGCACAGGCTGTTCACCTCTAGCATAAAGTCTTAACGAATGGAAATTGTTCCAATTAGTTAGATATCTGTTACCTCCAGCTCTTCCTTGGTCAAACCACTCATACTCTATTGCTTGAGCAACTTGATTTCCATATTCCCAGCTAGCTTTTTCAGCGTCGCTGACTACTTGGCTTGGAAAAGCGCTATTAGTGTTAGTGTATATACCCATTTAACTTATAATTTTTGATGTGACACCGTTGTTGTCATATTTTTTAATACCTAAATTTACAGCTTCTCTTCTAACAGGGTTAGACGGAGCATATCTGTGTTTGTTGCAAGCCATTAAAGCTAAACCAGAACTAATAGAAGCATCATGCTTTGTTCTGTTGTTTATGTTAAACTTAGCCCAGTCTTCTAATGTTCTTTGAAAATACATATCACCATATCCAGTTTCTTTTAAACCAACGTATGATTCTATATAAGTTTCAATTGCAGCAGCATGTGCTTGTTTTATATCTTCACTTGAATTAGGTATTCCACCTAATTCTTTCTCTGTTATTGATAGTTTGTTATATTTTCTATCTGGTCTGTTTATAGAGAAGCGTCTATAACCTCTTCTTTTAAAATGGTATAATAATCTAGGTTTGTTATTCTCTGCTAGTATTGGCATTCCGTAAAATACGCAAGCCATTAGAACATCTTCAAAAAATATTTCAGCGGTTTGTGGTCTAGCTATATATTCTAAAAAGAAATGGTTTGGAGGCACGTCTTCCATGCTAAACTTAGTTAAGCCGTGTAAAGATCCATTTGATCCTCTCTTGTCAACAGTACCTGATATGTCATAACTATCACAGCCAAAAGCTCCACAGTGTTCGTTGCCTGGATATTTTAGTCCACCCTTTATTATCACACGATTTTGTAGATTTAAAGGTGGAATCCAGGAAACTCTGAATCTTCCGCTTTTATTTGGAACAAATATAACTTTTGTATCTCTCTCTCCGTTCTGCCATTGAAAGCTTCCTTGAGTAACATTTATTGAGTTTTTAAGATCTTCATTAAAATCTATTTGCTCGTATATTTTTGTTAAGTTAAATAAAGATTCTTTAGACTCATCTCTAAAAGCGTGTTTTGTTGTGCGTGGAAACTGTCTATAAAATTCATTTAAACCATCTTGATCTTGCTTTAATCCTTCTACCTCATTGTCCCAGTATTCTATTACACCTTGAGTTATAGCGTCCCCAAGAGGACCTACTACTTCTTTTTTTGGTGTGTTGAATACAGGAGAGCCATAAGAATCAATGTAGCCTTCGTAGTTCCATTCCATAGGTATGAACAAAGAATATAGTCCTGAGCGAGTCTGTCCATTGGCGTTTCTTTGTGTAACGTCTGAATCATTGTAAAGTTTTTTAAAGTTATCTCCTCCTTTATCTAAAGCGTTAGATGTTGATCCCATCATACACTTACCTATAATTCTCGAACCTAGCCTTAAACAAGTTCTTGTAACCCTCCAGTTGTTTAATATATTGGTTGGTCTTTCCCACTTTCCACTTTCATCGTGTACTAGTAGTTTTAGTTTTTCCCCGTCATAGGAGTTGTCCCCTGTGTTTTTCCAGTCGATCGTTGTGTCGAGACCTGTGATCTCCTGTAGCTTCTCGTTTGAATCGAGTTTACGCCTTGTGAATTTTGACGCGGGTACCCTGTACGCGAGTTCTGTCTTCGGCCTGTCCATACCGTCTTGTATTGGTTTGAAGAAGAAGGGATAGTTAACTGATATTGGGACAACTTTGTCAGTAAACATCTTCTTTGCATCGGGTCCAGATTTCGAGAGTATACCAAAGCGTGCGTCCGTAGATATTGTTGCTTGGTTAACCGTTTCCCCACTTGCCATAAATGAAAAACCTGACCGTCTATTTTTAAGGTAGCACATGCCGTAGCAGCGCGGGTCGGCTTTACAAGCTTCCCAGAATATGTAGAATAATCTGTTTGATTCCCTAAAGTCTGGCTGCCCAACGTCAATCTTGCTCCACTGCAAGTACATATAGTTAGTGCCAGTAATGTAAGTAACCAAACCTTTATTATA